TCTTTCAAATAATTATATAGTCTTATATAAGTATTGAAATATTCTTGAATAACATTCAATTTTATGATTATATATAATAATATTATTAAATCAATAAATATTATAATTATTTCAATATTATAAATAATTATTGAAAATATTATGATTGATATAATATTATAATTATTGTAGAAATCTTTCAAATAATTATAAAGTCTTATATAAGTATTGAAATATTCTTGAATAACATTCAATTTTATGATTAAATATAATGATGTTATTAAATGAATAGTTATTATAAATAATCCTAGATATGTTTGTGATATTGCTAAACATAGATAAATAAATCTAAATAATAAATTTACGAACATTTATATTTTTAATTGAAATACAAAAATCATTTTTTATTTATTTAATATCTAAAATCATCAATGAAATCTTGATTATAATTATGAAATAAATTCCCATTTCAAATATATCAGTTCTATCAATATTATTATTGATGAAATTAATATAATCAATTATTTCTTTATTATAATAAGTAATTATAAGAAGAATTACATAAATTCGAAAGAACGTAATAAATAAATTCAACATTTTTATGAGATAATGAGAATTGAATATAAAAATAAATTCATTTTTTATTTATAATATTATCATAAATTTCTTTTAAACGATTACTTTCTTTCAAATATTGACCATTATTTAATTTATCAATATTAACATCTAATATATTCATTGCTTCGAATAAATCATCTATTGTAGGTTCTTTCAAAATAAGATTATAATATTTATTTGGAAGTGGTAATGTTGCTGGAAATGGTGATGAAATAGGAATTTCATATCGTCTTTCATTATTATTAGGAACCATTCCAGCACGAGGAACAATTTTAATAATGACAATTGCAAATATTAATACAAATTTTATAATAATAACACTATAAATACATATAATATCTATGTATGATATTATACAACTAATCATATAATTAATATTCTCAACACATTCTAACAATTCATTGTATTTATTAGCATATATAACTATGATAATAAATGTGAAAATATAATTGAATAAGAGATATAACCCAAGAAACATTTCTTTCTTTTTAAGATAATTTCATTTGTGAAATAACAAAAATTCATTTTTTATTTTTAAATTTTCATATAAATTCTCCTCAAATAATTGCTGTAATGAATGTATTGATTACTACTCATCTTTTCAGAATTTTCATCTAATATATTCATCGCTTCTATAATATCATCTTTTGAAGGATTATTATTTATTATAAGATAATAACTATTTGGCAAATAGTAATGATCATTATTATTATTATTATCATTATTATCATGATTTAAATTATTTTCTTTATTAATTTCATATAATAAATAACAATAATGAATTATTAATATTAGTAAAATAATTATGACGTAGATATAAATAGATGAAATGAATATATCTATGAACATTTCTTTTTGAAATTAATAACAAAAATTCATTTTTTATTTTTAATCTTCAAATAAATCCTCTTTAAATAATTACTTTGATTTAGATAATCACTACTTTTAATATTTTCAGAATTTTCATATAAAATATTCATTTCATTCTTAATATCATCAATAGTCGTATCATTACTATTCTTCAGTTCATAATAATGATTAGGTAAATTTAAATCTAAATAAAATTTTTCATCTTCCTCTTTTTCTTCATATTCCTCTTCATCATCTTCAAAATCTTCTTCAAATTCGTCTTCGTATTCATCTTCAAAATCTTCTTCGCTTTCATTTTTTTTAATATAATTATCATAAAGATAATCATATATATATGAAGTTATTTTAATTGAATTAAATATTAAAAAAATTATAAATATTTTATATGATAATTCGTCCAATATTTCATAAATTTCTATATTATTATCTATGAAATTCAAATAACATAATATATATATTATAGATATTATAACTAGTTCTATAATCGAAAATATTTTTATTACAATATCAATATTATGAACAAATAAATCTAAATAATAGAATAAATTTTTCAATATATTATATAAAACAATCATTTATTATTTTTAATTTTGAAATAAATTCTCCTTAAATAATTACATTGATTTAAATAATCATTACTATTAATATTTTCACAATTTTCATATAAAATATTTATTTCATTTATAATATCATCAATAGTCGTATTATTACTATTCTTCAATTCATAATAATGATTAGGTAAATTTAAATCTAAATAAAATTTTTCATCTTCCTCATTCTCTTCATATTCATATTCATCATATTCATATTCATCATCTTCATTTTCTTCTTCTTGAAGTTCATCTTTTTCCATATAATAATCATAAATACATTCATACATAAATGTTATTATTTGAATTGAATTAAGTATTATAAAAAATACTAAGAATGATTTATATATTTTTCTATTATCATCAATTAAATCTAAATAACATAATATTATGATTTCCATAAGGTAAACTGTTCTTTTTACATTACACATCATAATATTATGAATAAATAGATTTAAATAATAGAATAAATTTTTTAATATTACTACAATCATTTATGATTTATGATAATTTCATTTATAAATAACAAAAATTCATTTTTTTATTTTTTTTTAATCTTCAAATAAATTCTTATTAAATAATTTGAAATAAGTAAATAATTATTATTATTCATTTGAAAATAAAGAAAATAATCAGATTTTAATTTTATCATAAACCTCTTTAAGATGATTGCTATAATTCAAATATTGATTACTGCTAATAATACTTGAATAATCGTCTAAAATGCTCATTGCTTCTATGACTTCACTCATTATAGGATTTTTTTTGAAAATTAATTGATAATATCTCCTAGGTAGATAGAAATATCTTTCATAATTATTAAATTTATATGAAATTATCTCTGTTTGAGTAATAATTTTTGTAATAATCTTCTCAATATTATTATAAATTTCTTCCCTCGATCTTTCAGGTGGTCTAGTCTCAATTAGAGGAGGCCATTGAAAGGATTGATAAATTGCAATAATAATCCTATAAATAAATATAATCAAGATTTCTATGATGACGTAATTATAAACAATCAAACCCATAAGAAAACTAAACATTCTTTCGTGATTTCTTATTTGATTTAAAAAAAAGAAAAATCATTTTTTATTAATAATTATAATAAAATTTAATTATTATGATTACATAAATCATAGTTGTATATATGAATAAATATTTCATTTTCTTTTGAAGATGATTATATTTATAATCCTGAATAGTTATGTTTCTTTCAAGCATCTTACATTTATTCGTAAAATAGATATTCATAATATAAGGATAGAAATCAAGAACATTATAAATCTTATTTCTTACATTTTTCATTTCATTATATAATCTCTCATTCTCATTAACACTCGTATCACCTAAATAATAAATACTATCAAACTCCGCTAAATCAATTATCTCATCATTGAATTTTATCGTTGCCATCTCTTGAAATTTATATAAGGATTAGAAAAAATTATCCTTAAATGAATATTTATGAATGAATAAATAAAGATATTCATAAGAAATCTTTAAATCAATTTTAAGGATTTTAAATATAAATAAAAATTGATTTATGAGTAATATAAAATATCATTATTATAATGGAAATTAATTTGAAAAAACTTAATGAAAATGAATTAATTCAAATATGTATAGATAAAGGAATTACTTATCAAAATTTAAAAACAAAAAAACCTTATGCAAAAACAACTCTTATATCTTATATTAAAAAATTTAATAAAGAAGAAGAAATTAAAGAAGAAATTAAAGAAGAAGAAATTAAAGAAGTTATTGAATATAAGAATGAAATCATTTGGAAATTAACAGATGAAGATAAAAAAAGAAATGATGAATATAATGAAATTGAACAAAAATTAATTCAATGTATTAAATCGTGCCACGATATTTTATATTCAAATGGTTCAATTACTGGTTTAAAAGCTAGTAATGATATTATTAAAATTATGATTTGCAGATTATTTAATATTATATATAAAAAAGATGAAATAAAACAAATTATTTTAAGTAAAATATCAAAAGAAGATATTAATGAAAATGAAAAATATTTAATTGATATTAGAGAATTTTGCAAAGTTTCTAATAATGAAGGAAATATTGATAATTTTATAAAATTATTTATTCATGATATAATTATTCCAATTTTTCCAAATATTTTTAATGGAGATGATATTTTATTTAATACAAGAGATTATCCTGTAAATCTTAGTAAAATTATTAATAAAATTTGTGATTTGATTGATATTAATACAGATGATTATCATCTATTCATTAATTTATTTGCTGAAACTGGTGGAAATATGTATGAATATTTCACAAATTCATATGGTAAAGGTACGACATCAAAAGCATTAGGACAATTCTTTACACCATTCAAACTTATCAATCTTATTTTATATAATATTAAAGATTTAATTGAAATTAAAAATGAAAATGATTATACTTTATATGATCCATGTTGTGGTTCTGGTGGATTATTGAATAGAACTGCATCTTTTCTCAATATTAATAGAAATAATATTTATGGATGTGAGATTGAATCAGATACAACTAAATATGCATTAGCATCATTATTAGTAAATAATAATTCTTTAAAAATAAATATTTTAAATAAATGTTCATTAACTAATAATAATTATTTATTTGAAGATAAGAAATTTGATTTAATTTTAACTAATCCACCATTTGGAACAAAAATGACTTATAAAGAATTAGAAATAAGATTTAATGATTATAAAAATAATAATTATAAATCTTCTCAACTTAAATTTCAAGATATATATCCTATTAATACTAATAATGGAGCATGTCTATTTATTCAACATGTCATTTATATGTTAAAAGATAATGGAATTTGTGGCATTGTTTTACCTGATGGGAATGAATTAACAAGTAATGGTTATTATAATATCAGGAAATATTTAATTAATAATTGTAAAATTATTAAAGTAATTAATGTAAGTGGAGGAACATTCGGTTCAACAGGTGTTAAAACAAAAGTTATTATTTTTAAGAAACAAAAAGGAATAGAAAATGATAAAAATATTGATTTTCTAGAAATTAATAAAAATTGTGATGAACTTAAATTAATAACAACAACTAATTTAGATAATAATTATAGTTTTAGATTAAAAGTTAATCAAGACTTTATTTTAAAAAAAGATGATTATGAATTAATTGAATTCGGTCAAATGTTTGATTTAATTAAAGGTTCAATACAATCATCAAAAGTTGTTGAAGACCCTAATGGTAATGGTGTATTTATTAATTGGTCAATATATAATAAATATAAAAAAATTAATAATGGGTCATTAAATGGAAGTAATTTATTTATAAGTACTAAATTACCAAATGGAAAAGATAAAGGTTATATGGTAATTACATATTATACTGGTAATTGTGATTATTGTGATTTAATGTCATTATGTAAATTAAAAGAAGAGTTTAATGATAAAATAAATATTAAATATATTTATTATTATTTATTAGAAAAACAAAATTATATTGAAGAAAATTATCAATTAGGATGTGCAAATAAATCATTAGATGTAGAAGAATTTAATTTAATGAAAATATCAATACCATCAATTGAAATTCAAAATAAAAAAGTTGATGATATTGATAAATTAGAAGCTTCTATTGAAACTATAAAATTAAGAACAGAACAAATTAAACACGAACAAAATTATATTCTTAATTCAATACTTTCAACAGATATTGATAATATTCAATATAAAACTTTGGGTGAAATTGCATCTATTAATATTGGCGGAACTCCTAAAAGAGATAATTTAGAATATTATAATAATGGTAATAATTTATGGGTTTCTATAAGAGAATTAAATAATAATATTATTTATGATACAAATGAAAAAATAAGTGATTTAGGAGTTAAAAATAGCAATGTAAAATTATTACCTATTAATACTATATTATTTGCATTCAAATTAAGTATTGGAAAAATAGGAATTGCAGGTGTACCATTATATACAAATGAAGCAATAGCTGGAATAAATACAAAAGATGATACTATTATTATTAATAAATATTTATATTATTATTTATATAATACAGATTTTAAAGATTTAGCATCTGGAATATTAGGAAATGTTGGTTCATTAAATAAAAAAATATTAGAAGATTTAAAAATACAAATACCATCAATTGAAAAACAAAAAGAGATTATTGATATTCTGGATGGAATTAATAATAGAATAAATGAAGATATTAAATATATTGAAGTATTAAGAAAATTAATATCCAAATCAATATGAATAATAATCTGATCTTTTACCTCCATAAAATATCCATAAACTCATTTTTGGTATTTTTTCATCATTTTCATTTAAATATTTTAATTTATTTTTATCACTAATAATATTATTTATAATAAAATATTTTCTATATTTTTTAATGACTTCTATACATTCATTTTTGTTATAATAATAAGGGCATTCACTCTCATTATTATATGTATCTCTAAAATTAAAACTATCGTTTTCCAATAATTCATTTATATCTGGTAGATTAATATTTTTATTTTCTTTTGAATATAAATTATAATCTTCAATAGTATGAATATTATTTCTTTTGAGTTGTATTATAATTTTTGAAATTGTCCAATCATTTGCTTTAGATATAATATTATGTTTCATTGTATTTATTGCTGATTTAACATCAATATCTTCTATAATATGATATGAATTATCATCCATAATTAATTGAATTTCATTTTCTATTTTCAATTCTTTATTAGTTTCTAAAACTAATTTATAACTTTTAATATTATCATAATCTAATTCTATATCTATCAATAAATATTTTAATACATTCTCAATTTTCTTATAATTACGTCCAATATCATTATTAGAATTTGTAGGAAGTATTATTCTTAATTTTTTATCTCCATTAAGTCTTGTTCCACGTCCAATAGATTGAATAATATCTTTATAAGATAATTTATAATCTGTGAATAAAATAATATCAATATTTTTATTATCATATCCAATTGAATATTTAGCAACTACATATCCTAATGCTTTTTGTTTATTATTAACTTCATTTTCAAAATTACTAATTTCATTATAATAATCAATATTTCCAATATCTTTTTTAATCTTCTTAATAATTTTTAAATCTTCTTTATTATTATCTTTATCATTATTATTTAAAATTTCTTTTTTAATAAATTCTTCATTAATTAGAAGATATGGTTTAATATCAATTTTGCCATCATTAAAATCTTTTAAATGGTGTAAATAGGATAAATAAGCACTATTGCAAGTATTATGAAAACTAAACCCTAATTTTCTTTCTTGATTATGTTTATTGAAAGTATTGAAAATAAGTGAATTATATTCAATTCTTTCCATTTCAATTTCTTTATCAAAAATCTCAACTTCAATATCACATAAATATTTATTTTTAAGTTCTTTAAATTTGATAGGTTCATATAATTTACCATAATATTTTTCATTATTAATAATTAAATTTTTATTAGGACTTGCAGTTGTAAATAACCGATATTTAATATAATTATTATCATTAATAAAGAATTGTTTTATTTTTGCATTTTCATCTTTATCTTTAGTATCATCAATAGAAATAGAAACCCAATTATCTAATGCCCAATGAGATTCATCGAACCATATAAATATATCTTTAATATTATTTTTGATAATAAGATTATAAACATTTTTATATGATTGATAACAATAAGAATAAATATTATATTGAAAATGATGTTCATTTAGAATATCTAAATATTTATTGCTAATATTTTGATTTTTAATTGTTATTCTAGGTGAAAAGATTATTATATTTAAGGGTTTAATATTAGAAATGACATTGATTGCAATTTTAGATTTTCCAGCTCCAGTTGCTAAATGTAAATATGATTTATTATTTATTTTTAATTGTTCAGTAATATAAGCAATTGCTTGTATTTGATAATCTCTTAAAATTTCTTTATTAAGATTAATAATACCAATATAAAATTTAAGAAATTTATTAATAATATTATTTTTATCTCTATTAATTCTTTTTAATTCATCTTCAGTTTTAGATATAAAATCTATTTTATTTTCAATAAGAAATGTTTCAATAAGATTTATAATACATCTATCATAAAATTCGGTACCACCATCAAAATAAATATTAAGATGTTTAAAATCTTTTTTGAAAAGATTATCAATTAATTTTAATTTTAGTGGATTAATATTTAATTCATAAATTTTAATATAAAAACCTCTATATAATTCTCCAGTTATATAACTATTGCTCCTATCTTTTATAGAAGTAGTTATACCAACTTTAAAAATATTTTCAGAACTATACCAAATATTATCCCTAATATAGATATAACTTTGATTTAAAGACATTAATAAAAAAATCTTTATATCAATATATAATCAATTTTTATTAATAAGACATTAATTTATTAATGATTTCAATTCCATTTTCTTTAAGATTGAGAAAATGATGATAATTTATATAATTGAAAAAGAAATAATGAATATCAAAAAATAATAATAGTAATACTACCCAATAATATATATCATCTCTTTTACAACATATTTTATCTACAATAAATATTATAAATAATAATGATAATGATAATATATAACATCTACACCAAACACCTGCTTTTTCGTGATATGAAACAATACTTATCAATCGTTTTATTAATATTTCTTTTGTATCTCCATGTTCCATTTTAGTATTCATCACATATACACTATTATTATCATTATATTGTCTAGCAATTGAAAATTGATAACATCCCAATTCTTCAAGTTCTTTTAGAATTGCATAAATAAATATAGAAATAAATATAATTATTATTAAAATCATTTAAATAATTGAAATCATTAATATATATCTATAATAATAATAATAATGAATAGTTTTATTAAATATTTTTTTGGCGGAATGAAAGAACAAACGACATATAGCAAAAATAATGATAATAATAATAATAATAATGATAATAATAATAATGATAATAATAATGATAATAATAATGATAATGATTTAGATTATAGAAAGATTAGGAATTATTTAAGAAAACATTCATCAACAATTGCGGAAGATGATAATATGCGTATGAAACTTCAAAGATTATTTTATTATGATATTGATGGCATACCAATTGCTATTTTAAAACCAGAAGATGAAAGTTATAATAATGAAGAATATCCATATTATTTTCAAAATAAAACAAGAGAAGAAATTATTAATATTTATAATAAAGAAGTTAAAACAAAATATTTAATTAAGATTTATAATAAAGATGAATTAAATGATTATAATATTAAAAAAAATATTTATTTGGATATTTCATTAAAAACATTTAGACCTGTATATAATGAAAATTGGAAAAAAATAAGTGAAAAAATTAATGAAGTTGCATTTGATAAACAAAAGAGTTTTTATGCGGATTATTTAAGATATTATATGAAATATAAGAATTTTCCATCATTTGTGGATTTTGCTAAATTTATTTATGATAGATATCAAATGCCAGTTCATAAAGATATTAGAATTGTTTTTCATAATATTGATAAATCTTATGAAAATATTAGAAATTATATTAGAGATAATAATATTAAATTTAATGAAGTAAATAGAATTATTAAACTATCAACAAAAATATCTAATCGAATTATGATTGAAAAAAATTATCCTTAAATGAATATTTATGAATGAATAATTAATGATAATTGATGAATATGAATGTAAATAAGGAAATAATAGTTATTGTGAGATAATTAAGTTTCTTATTTAATTTCTTAATTTCTTCTTGATATTCATTTAATAATTCACCATAATTATTAGTTTTATATTTCAAATATTTAATTTCTGTCTCTTGTTTGTCATAATTATAATTTTTAGTATTCATAAAAATATTAAGATTTGTTTCTAGTATTTTATTTTTATCTTTTAGAAGTTTATAATTTTTCTCTAAATTTAAAATCTTAGAATTGAAAAAGACATTCATATAATAAAGATATTGATTTATTAATTTCGCCTCAATACTCTTATTCTCAATGTCAAATATAATTCTATCAAAATTATTTATATAATTCGTTTTGAAATGAGTGCTAATACCAGTTATTATATTATCATCGTTTCTATTTATTTTAACTGAATTGGTATTGAAAATATTACTTATTAAATTAGTATTATAATTGTTCAATTTATTGACATAAAAATAATTTTTATATAACTTCTTATAATTGTTTGTATTTGCTATATTTGAGGTAAAATCAAACTTAGTAATATTAATTTTTTCATAATAATCAGGATTTTCTTTTATATAATTGAAATTCTCATTTATAAATAAATTCAAATCATAAATATTATTATTTTCATCACTTATTATTTCATCATTAAATTTTATCGTTGCCATTATTATTAATATTTTTTTAAAAATAATTTAATAATTAAATAATCATTTTTTACGTGTGATTGTCATAGCATCCCATAAATCCTTACCAATTCTATAATTGATTGCAAAAACAGCTCCAAATAAAAATGTTCCAATTATCTTATCTTTATTGTTATTAAGACTTTTCAAGATTTTCATTAATTTTTTTTAAATAAATTATATAAAATTATATTTAAATAATTAATTAATAATTAAAATTGAAAAAAACAAAATGAATAAATATCTATATTTAACTATCTTATTTATTCATAATGTTTCATCTTTCATATTACCACCAAAAATATATTCAATTTCTCGTTTTTATAATAATCATCATAATAATCATAATAATAATCGTAATAATTTAACTGCTACTTTTATGAATAATAATAATAGTAATAATAATAATAATAATGATGAAAATAATAATAACAAAAATAGAACAAGAATTTATAAAATAAGATTTAATAATAATCATCTCAAACAAAATTATGAAAACAATGATTTTTTATTTTATAAATTGATGTTTCTAATATCATTATCTGGATATTTATATCAAATTATATATAATTTAATACTTCTGTCGTAATCTTCTTTAAAATTAGAAGTAGCGATACTATGATGACTGCTAATGATAAGAAGATTATAAATAACAATTGAATAACTATAATGATTGGAATAATATCATTAACAATAGCAATAGAATAATTGTCAATAATCATTATTTGAATTTGAATGAATTTTTTTTAATTTCAAAAAATCAATTTTTTTATATTTATATAAAATCATATTTAAATAAATAAATAATTAATTAAAATTGAAAAAACAAAATGAATAAATATCTATATTTAACTATCTTATTTATTCATAATGTTTCATCTTTCATATTACCTCCAAAAATAAATTCGATTTCTCGTTTTTATAATCATCGCAATCATCATAATAATCTTAGTATTACTTTTATGAATAATAAGAATGATAATGAAAATAATAAAAATAAAATAAAATTGAATGATAATTTAATATATTATAAATTATTTTTACTATTACCATTATATGCTTATATATATCCATATATTCATATTTATCCATATAATTATATGAATATTTATATCAAATCATATATAATTTTTTACTTATGTCGAAATCTTTTTATTATTTTTAAAAAGAATAAGAAATGATAAAAACACAAAAAGAAAAAAAGATTTTTCAATCTTTTTCTCTTATATGAAAGCTTCGTCAAATCAATCAGCGACCAGAAGAGCAAGATCATCCTTCTTTTTCTCGATATTTTCCAATAACTCGAAAGTTTCGATGATTTCAACAACTAAGCCAACAAATTTGTCGTGCGGATATTCATAACGCCCATAGTCGGTATAAATATCATAATGAATTTCCGCAATCATTTTCACATCACGCTGACTAAACATTTTACTGCCGTAATTATTATTTCAAATCTCACTAATCATTTTTTAATTATTCTCAAATAAATTAATACAAATTCATTTATCTTAATTTGAATTTGAATAAATGACAAAAATTATTGCTAATCTTTGCCATTTATTGAAATTAAAATTAAATCAGGTCTGCTCCGTCCAAATAATCATCGAGAGAAACAATCTTCATATTATTGATGATTGCCTCCATCGTCTCATTCGAATGCAGAAATGCATCCATAACGAGATTTGAATAATGGGTGAAGTAGATGATTGTGCGACTCATCATCACTAATTCTCGAAAATCAGCAAACTCGAAATCAATCCGCGACTGCTTGCAAGTCGAAAGATCCGCAATGTAAATACCGCTGTAAGACATTTGAGTTGTGGGTGAGTATCAATTCTTCTTTAATACTAATTATTTTTTCAATTCTCAATAATCACTTTTTATTCATTTTCTTAAAAATTAATACAAATTCATTTATCTTAATTTGAATTTTAATTTCAATAAATGACAAAAATTATTGCTAATCTTTGCCATTTATTGAAATTAAAATTAAATCAGGTCTGCTCCGTCCAAATAATCATCGAGAGAAACCATCTTCATATTACTGAGGACAGTCTCCATCGTCTCATTCGAATGCAGAAATGCATCCATAACGAGATTTGAATAGTGGATGAAGTAGATGATTTCACGACTTATCATCGCTAATTCACGGAAATCAGCAAACTCCAATTCGCTCCGCAATTCATCATAAGTGTCAAGATCGACGGTGTAAATACCATTGTAAGACATTTGATTTTTGGGTGAGTATCAATTCTTCTTTAATACTAATTATTTTTTCTATTCTCAATAATCACTTTTTATTCATATTCAAATAAATTAATACAAATTCATTTATCTTAATTTGAATTTCAATAAATGACAAAAATTATTGCTAATCTTTGCCATTAATAATTTCCTAACTTCCTTAAATCAGGTCTGCTCCATCCATATAATCATCGAGTGAAACAATCTCCATTTTACCGAGGACAGTCTCAATCGTCTCATCTGAATGCAAGATTGCATCCATAACGAGATTAGAATAATGGATGAAGTAGATGATTTCACGACTAAGCATTGCCTGTTCGTAATAATCAGCAAACATCAAATCGCGCTTCAACTCCTTGTAAGTGTCAAGTTCGACGGTGTAAATACCATTGTAAGACATTTGATTTGTGGGTGAGTATCAATTCTTCTTTAATACTAATTATTTTTTCTATTCTCAATAATCACTTTTTATTGATTTTCTTAAAAATTAATACAAATTCATTTATCTTAATTTGAATTTCAATAAATGACAAAAATTATTGCTAATCTTTGCCATTTATTGAAATTCAAATTAAATCAGGTCTGCTCCATCCATATAATCATCGAGTGAAACAATCTCCATTTTACCGAGGACAGTCTCAATCGTCTCATCTGAATGCAAGATTGCATCCATAACGAGATTAGAATAGTGGATGAAGTAGATGATTTCACGACTAAGCATTGCCTGTTCGTAATAATCAGCAAACATCAAATCGCGCTTCAACTCCTTGTAAGTGTCAAGTTCGACGGTGTAAATACCATTGTAAGACATTTGAT